ACGACTACTACAACTTCTACAACGACAAGTACTACAACCACAACTACTGCCGCACCTGTATTTACATATTTAAGATATGATGTTGATGGTAATTGTGGAACTTTTAATCCAATACCATTTTTCTCATATAATAATTATGCAAACGGATTCTATTACTTAAATGGTGAAGGTACTTTAAGATATTTATCTTCTTCTGCACATAGTAACTTTACTAATCAAATTAATAGTGTTACAAATGGTTCTTGTGCAACAACTACAACCACAACTACTGCCGCACCAACGACCACAACAACGACTACGGCAGCACCAACAACAACTACGACAACAACAACTTGTCAACCTTATGGAACTTATATAGGTGAATTTTGTGGAGGCGCACCAGACTTTAATAAGATTGGTATTTTTGCAGATGGTAATTGTGGAACTTATAATTCGGTTATAGCTTATAACGATCCTGCTTGTGGTTACACAACTACAACTACGACAACAACGGCAGCACCAACCACCACCACTACAACTACAACTGCTGCACCAACGACAACGACAACTACTACTGCTGCTCCAAATTGTCAACAATATACTTTAAACAATTATGATCCTGATTATTCTGATTATTATGATTTCCAATCTTGTAATGGAACATGGAATTATAATGTAGAATTACAAGCAAATGGAAACGTAACTATTTGCGCAAGAGTAGGAACGGTAACTGCTGGAGGTGCAATAAGTGTAAGTTTAGCACAAGGAACTTGTACATAATATGAGATATATATGTTGTCAACCTGCTAATGATTATTATTTATGGCAAATCGAAACGGTCATAAATAATTTCATGTCGCATGGAATTAACCCTAATCAAATAGATATTGTATTAGGTTATAATAATGAAGATTTAACCAAGTGGAAAATCTTACAACAACACCATAATACAATAAGGTTTTTTTTCTATAAGGATACAAGAGAAAATAGCAGTTATATTCCTGCCATTTACTTTAATCTTATGAAACAACATCTTGCATCTAATCCTGCATTAAAAGATGAAGTTTTATTTTTGCATGATTCGGATATAGTATTTACAAGTACACCAGATTATTCAAAGTTTGAGAAAGACAAAGTTTGGTATTTAAGCGACACAAATAGTTATATTAACTATGACTATATTATGCAGAAAGGCGATGACCTTTTAATTGATATGTGCAGGATTGTAGGAATTGATTGTTTGATTCCTAAACTAATGAATGATCATAGTGGAGGCGCACAATACATAGTAAAGGGAACAGACTTTAATTTTTGGGATAAGGTTGAAAAGGATTCTATTAGTTTATACCAATATTTTATAAACAAAGAACCTTATTATGTACCTAAATATGAAAACGATTATCCAATACAAAAATGGACTGCTGGTATGTGGTCATTGCTTTACAATGCTTGGTTCTTTGGACATCAAACGAAGGTAGTTAAAGAATTGGATTTTGGATGGTCTACAAACGATATATCGGATTCAGTTAAATACAAGATTATTCACAATGCTGGAGTTACAGATTCAAAAAATGGAATGTTTTACAAGGGAGAATATGTAAATAAATTACCATACAATACTAATTTAGATTTAGATAAGAACAAAAGCAGTTACTATTATTATAATGAAGTGCAAAAAGCAGGATTAAATTCCCCATTATTATAAGACAAAAACAAACAAAATACGTTTATGATAAAGAATATATTAGATCTATTAATGGTAACTGAACATTACAATAAACACGAATCAATAGAGATTGCAAAAGGTAAATACGAACTCCCAACTAATTGGGATAAAGCATACAATCAATTAAAAAGAATATGGAGGAGAAAGTAATTAAATTAAAGATTACCGATAATTCAAAGGAAACACAGAAAAATGTCCAAGAGTTAAAAAAGGATTATGATTCTGTAAAGGCTTCTCTTGATAAAGTAGATAAATCATTACAAAACGTAGAAAAGGATGTATCTGATATTTCTAATGCTTCCAAGTCTGCTTCATCTGGTTTACAGAGAATGGGGCAGGGCATTAGTAAGATTAGTGCTAATGTAAAAACTATCGGTTTAGGTTTATTAGTTTCTCAATTTGATGATTTTAAAGAAGCAATATCAAGTTCTAATGATATTACAGATTTATATTCAAATACATTAAATACCACAAAGAAGGCTGCATCTGATTTTGGTAAAGTATTATTTGGAGGTAATTTAATTGGAACTTTAAAAGATGCTTTAGGTTCTGTGTTAGATGGAACTGCTATTGGTAAGACTAAAGAATATTTTCAAGAATCATTTAAAGCAGCACAAAATGTAACTGAATTAACCAATAAGGCTGCAATGGCAGCAGTTAAACAAGCAGGTATATTTGAAAAATTTGATAGGCAAGCAGAAATTGAAAGAAAAACAAGAGATAATCAATTGCTATCTTTTAATGAAAGAATAAAGGCAAGTGATAATTTAAAAGTAATATTATCTGAACAAACAAAATCAATGCTTGCTCAAGCAGCAATTCAGCAACAAGCAAAGCAGGCAGCATTTGATTTAACTGGTAAGAGGGAAGATGAAATTGCATTAGAAGAATCTAAAAATAATGTTTTAGCAATTAGGGCGCAAATTCAAGGATTGCTAACTGAACAAGATCAAGGTAGAATTTCTTTATTATTAGAATCACAACAGGTACAAGCAGATAAATCATTGGCTGCTATTGATGCAGAATATGCTCAAAAAGAAGTTATTGATTCAATGATTCTACTTGATAAGGAAAGGTTATTATCAGAACAAGAAACATTAAAACAACAATTATTAGATTATGCACAATTTTATGAAGGGCAAGCAAAATTAGCAGAAGTAGGTTCTGCAAAAAGGGCTGAAATAGAATTGGCATCTTCGCAAAAATTAGGAGAAATAAGAAATAAATTAACTTTAAATCAGAATCAAAATGCTTTAGAAGATATAAGAATATTAGAAGTAAGAAAAGAAAGTCAATTATCTTATGTTGCAACGGTTGGTTCTGCAATAGGTGCATTAGGTGGGTTATTTGCACAAGGAACTGCAGCAGCAAAAGCAGCAGCATTATCAGAAATTGCAATTAATACTGCAGTTGGATTTGTTCAAGGTTTAGATATTGCACAAAAAGGCGCAAAGGCTGGAGGACCAGCAGCACCATTTTTAATGCCTATATTTTATGCTTCACAAGTTGCAGCAGTATTAGGAGCAGCATCAAGGGCAAAATCTGTTTTAGAATCTGGCAATATAAGTGGTGGAGATAGTGGAGGTGGTGTTAGTTCAATTCCACAACCACAAGCACCAAGATTTAATGTTGTTGGAGCAAGTGGCATAAACCAAGTAGCACAAGTTGTTGGTCAAAGTCAACAACCAATCAAGGCTTATGTCGTTTCATCCGAAGTAAGTTCACAACAATCTTTGGACAGAAATAAGGTAATGAGTGCAAGTTTAGGTTAGTGAAAATGTAACAAAATTTTAAATATACGTTTATACATCATGAAAATCATAGAATTAATAATTTCAAATGATGAAGATGGGATTGAAGCCATTAGTTTAGTGGATCGACCTGCGATTGAAAGTAATTTTATTACATTGGCTAAAGAGTACGAAATGAATTTAGCCGAAGTAGATTTAGAAAAGAAAATATTGATGGGACCAGCATTGATCCCTAATAAAATGATTTTCCGTAAAGATGGAGATCAAAAGTATCAAGTGTTCTTTAGTGAAAATACAGTAGAGCAAGCAAGCCAAATGTACTTGCAAAATGGCAACCAATCTAATGCAACTTTACAACATAAAGTCAAAATAGAGGGAATGTCATTAGTGGAGTCTTGGATTATAACAGATCCTGAAATGGACAAATCTAAATCTTATGGGTTTAGTTTACCTAAAGGAACTTGGATGGTTTCAATGAAGGCAGACAATCAAGAAGTTTGGGCAAAAGCAAAGAGTGGTGAAATTAAAGGATTTTCAATTGAAGGGTATTTTGCTGATAAATTATCTTTGGAATTATTGCCAGAAATTAGTGATGAAGAATTAGTCAATCAAATAATAAACGTAATAGAAAATGAGCAAAGATAAAACATCAAGTCCAAAAGGTGGCAATCGTGGATGCTTATGTGCAGATGGTACATATAGCATTGAATGTTGTGATGGAGAATTACAATCACAAGGAGTGGGTTCATTAGTACAAAGTGTAGCCTCTACAATAGTTAACACAAATAGTGTAAGAGTTTTAATCACAACAAGCAACTAAAATGAGCATAGAAAGCAAAGTATTTGAGAAATTGTTTACTGCTGATAAAATAGAATTGGCATCACAAAAGTATGAATTTGTTTCATCCGTTGAATTAGTATTAAAAAGAGCAGCAGATGGATACGAACAAGCTAAAAAAGCTAAAATTGCAATTAATGAACTAAAAGCACAATCAAAAAATGTAGCTGATTTAGTTGATAATTTTAATAATGGTCCATATTTTGATGTTGTAATAACTGGTAAAGAAACTTTAAAAGCAATGTCTGATTTAGGATTACAAAATAGTTCTGAATATAAAAATATTTTACAAGCATCTGATAAATTGGCTCAATTTAGAAATGAATTGAAAAATGGTAACGATTACAGAATTAAATAAAAATAAATATATATGGAATACAAAAGCACAAAGAATCGAGTTAAAGCAGTATTAGGCTTTCAGGTTAATTTGGCGCAAATGAAGTTAGAAGATGGTGTTACCATTATCGAAGCGGAAGAATTTGCACCTGAATTTTCTGTTGGTATAGTTACTGCCGATGGTGTTGTACCTATGCCAGTTGGCGAGTACACATTAGAAGATGGAATGGTTTTGGTAGTTGCAGTTGAAGGTATTATAGCCGAAGTTAAAGAGGCTACACCTGAAGCAGAAGCAGCACCAGAAGTAGAAGTTGAAGTGGAGGCTAATGCAGCACCACAAGCACCTGCACCACAAGCAAAACGAGTGGTTGAATCAGTTAGCAAGGAAACTTTCTTTGCAGAAATTGAAAAATTAAGAACTGAATTGTCTTTACAGATCAATGAAGTTAAAGCTGAAAATGAGTCTTTAAAATCAGAAAAAGAAGCATTGGAAGTTAAATTAAATTCTCAAGAAGAAGGTGCTGAACCAATTGTTCAGAATCCAGAAGCAGAGGAAAAAGTGCAAGGATTTTCTTTTGGTCAAAACAGACCAGAAACAATCCAAGATAAAGTTTATGATAAAATGTTCAACTAATTAAATTTAAAATAAAAAATGGCTACTACAACAAGTATTACCACAACCTACGCAGGTGAATACGCAAATAAAATCATTGCGGCTTCATTGCTATCTTCACCTACTATCGATCGCGGTGGTATTGAAGTAAAACCAAATGTACGTTTTAAGCAAGTTATCAAAAGAGTTGGTACAGATGCCATCTTGAAAAATGCTACTTGTGATTTCGATGCTACATCGACAGTAACTCTTACTGAAAAGATTTTACAACCAGAAGAATTTCAAGTTAACTTGCAATTATGTAAGAAAGACTTTGCATCTGATTGGTTATCTGTAGAGCAAGGATTCTCTGCTTTCAAAACTTTGCCTAAGTCTTTTGCTGACTTTTTAGTTGCTCACGTTGCTGCTAAAGTTGCTGCTAAGAACGAAACTAATATCTGGGAAGGTGTTACTGCTAACGCAGGCGAGTTTGATGGTATTTCTACATTATTGGCTGCAGATGCTTCATTGCCTTCAGGACAAGAAATTGCAGGTACTACTGTTGCTTCAGGAACAATCATTGCTGAATTAGGAAAGATTGCAGATGCTATCCCATCTTCTTTATACACTAAAGATGATCTTTACATTTATGTATCACAATCAATTGCTCGTGCTTACATTCGTGCTTTGGGTGGATATGGTGCTTCTGGCTTAGGTGCTAATGGTACTAACGCAATGGGAACTCAATGGTACAACAATGGATCACTTACTTTTGATGGTATCAAGATATTTGTTGCAGATGGTCTTGCTTCTACAAAAGCAATTGCTACTCAAAAATCTAACTTGTATTTCGGTACTGGTCTTATCTCTGAT